TCACGGTGGAGAGATTAGCGACGTCTCCGGTATTGTCGGTGCCGTCGTCTTTAATAGAATGAATTCTGACGCTTACATCTTGAACTGCTTGCGGTTTATAATTCATTTAATTTCCCCCTATCAACATTCTACGCCTACGACCTGCTGCGGCTACTGCCTGGATTCTCTCAAGATTTGAAAATACACCGTCAAACTGCTCAGTTACGCCTACTCCTAGACTGTTTACGCCATACTCATACCTAAAGTCTATATCTTCATGCAATAACAGGCTAAGTGTTGATATTAAATTTGGAGCTGTTCTCGCAGGGTCGGTGTATACAAAACAAAATAAAGTCCCAAATACCCCAACTGCTCTATCACGTTTTATCCGCAGATAATAATTTGTATTTAATGACACATTGACAAGTGCGGTGAAAACCCCCCCACCCGTAATGCCCTCCTGTAGAACTATTCTTGATAAGCTCCCTAGATCTTGTAGTATGATACTGTGGACACCCAACGACCCAGCTGCTTGCAAGAATGCGAGAGAGTCCACTTCATTTGCAACCGTCCACGGGATAGCCCTAGATCCGGTTGATGATGAGGAATTGTGTATTATGTCTACTAAATATTCATAATCGCCGTCAATAGCCCCGACACCTTCGTCCCATACAATATAGGCCGTCTCAGGTACGTCGAGGTCATTAATAGTAACCCCACTAGGAACTACAGTAAATCTATTGTTAGGGTCTACCTTTACCCCGGTTGTGTAGTCCTTAGGTGACATTACACGATATCCCCTGACACAAGGCCCATTTCTAAGAGTATAGACCAGATACGGCGCGAATTGTACTCATAATCATTCATGCCGGTACATTCTGGATGATCTACCTGCCTGAAAGCTGCAGCTTCATTAAACCAATCGCGGCCAGCTACGGCGTAATAATAAGTTGTCGTAATCGAATCACCTTCGGAGTTATTCACACACGCTATGACCTGCCCCGTTATATGGTCTTGAGCTGCGCCGTCGATTTCTATAGGGTTATTATCTACCGGCATGCGAGGAAGCGTTACTTGTCCAAACGCATCGACGGTAAGTATATCGACTTGCCGTAATTGCCTATCTGGTATATTCTTTATAGTATGCTTAATTAGATCCCGCCCATCTGAAGTGAAAACTCCGTCGATCTCGGCACCCGTTGCTACTTCAACATTAATAGTATTTTTTTCTGTATCAGGGGTATAGCGTATTATTTTATGGGTTATTTCTGCATTAATTTTTAGCATATTGTCTCCTATGGCCTACACACTAAACATGGTCTACGGTCTACTATCGTATCAACTGCCGCCGCGTTTCTCTGTTGTATGATTAATGCGACCGGGACTAATCCTGATTCCGCCTGACTCCCGAAAACTCCGAACCTAGCGACCGCCGCACCGGACGATATTGCCTCTAAAGCCGCTGCGGCGGTTGCATACTCGACAGTGCCATACTCAAAAAACAAGCCGCCCTCTTGTGCCCCGTTTGCACCCTTAGGCGATTTTAGAACAGTATGTAATGTAAAAGTATTATCGTTTAGCATTGGGGTTAGGCTCGACCCCGGCGGATTATAATTAAGCGCATCGACGATGAGAGGCTGCTTTGTCCCTATCCAGTCTACCTCATTTGATGATAGATGCAGGAATATCGCGGATTGATTCTCAAAGGTTGTAAGCGTATGGCGTTTTTTCTGGCCGTCATATAGCACCCCCTCATTCTGTCCGAGTATTAAACCGCTAGTCGCATTAGCAAAAATATCGCCGCCTGTAACATATAAGGCCCCCATAGCCTCCTCGTGGTATAACCTATCGAAATAGAAATTTTGCGTAAGAAAGTATCTATCATCCCTGACAAGATGTACGTCTGATCCTGAACCCAACTGCCCCAGCGGAGTATTAAGTCGGGCTAAAGGTATTATAGTCTGCTTTTGAGTATTAGTCCATGTGAACGTCTGCGAGGTGTAGCCATTCATAGTCACACCTATAAATCGGCTATTTTCCCCGGCTGCGAATTGGGGGTCGAGAGACGTTATCCCGTCGAAAGGGTAATGAGGCCCCATTATGTGTACGTTGCACTCTGTAATATCTATCTTAGTGATATCGCCTGCGCTAACCGTAACTTCGCAGCTATCGAACCCGATATCGTGGGTATCCACACCTGTATCGGCATTAACCTCACCGACTACAGTGTCCCAGTTAGGCGTATTATCTACGTCAAGTCCTAACGGAAACGAGGCTCCATCGGCGGTAACTTTCACGCCTACAAGCGCGGAGGCGCTACCGGCCCAGAGTAGTATTAGTAGTAAGATTATAATTTTTTTCATTTATAGACCCCCGAAAATTAAATAGTCGGCACTATCTGCGCGGATAGTATATGCCTGGCCTTGTAATACCAGGTCGTTATTTGTAAGCGCGAGCTCTATAGTCTCAGTACCGAAAGCGTCTATAGTTACAGCGTTTGCCGAGGCATCGATCTTTTTAATCTGTAGCTCGCGCGTATTGCCGATAGCTGTGGGTAAGTCAATTTGTATCGCTCCGCCGGTGCAGTCACACAAGAGGCAATAGTCGCCGGTCTCCACGGTGTACGGGCTGTCGCCGCTCGTTAGCGTCTTAGTGCTACGCTGTATCGGACCGAGAGTCTCAGAGAGCGCGCCGGTGCCGCCGAGCTTTCGAGGGGGCCTGCTTATATTCTTAAGTCCTGCGGACATAGCCTAACCCTCCTCGATTAATATTTCCCAGCCTGCGTCTGCTACTGAGGCCCTAACATACGTATTTTTTATAAGCCCCTGTTCGTACTGTAAGCCCTCTCGGGCGCTTGGCGTCGCTGCCGATATACTCTCTGCGGCTATGTCATCCGTATTAACGTCGTTAAAAAATAACTGCCCCGCGCCAGCCTTTTTAATCGTGAATATAGCCGCCGTGCCTGACGCGAGCTGGTAGGCGTCGGTTACTACTAACTTAGTTCTAGCCATGTGCTCCCCCTTGATCGTCCATAAGTTCTATAAATTTTTCCTCTACCGCTTCCATGGTTAAGGCCGCCGAGGCACTCGTGGCACCGTTGAGGATCGTATCCGGTGATATATTAAACTCCGCAGCAAGTTCTAACAAGGGGCGTGTAGCCTCTGCTAGAGCTATATTCTCCTCTTTTAATTGCTTGGCTGTCTGAGAGAATTTCATACCCGTCAGCTCACGAGACGCACGGCTCCGGGTTATTAACCCCTCGTCGATAAGACCCTTATATCCCGCGACCTCCTTTTTCAAGTCGGCGTTAGGCTTAATGGCTCCGCTCCAGTCGCTCGCTATCCACGAGCCCACTATATCGTACTTACTCGGATCTCTACGCGCTTCGAGGAGTCCAGGAGCCGGCACTTTACCCATCAACACCTCACTAAGTAGCCACGTTTGGTATATAGGCTCGTCGAGCTCCTCAGCTCTCTCAGAGCGGGACCTATCGAGGTACATTTTAAACTCGTTTTTCTCCCCCTGGCTTGCCGCGTAGTTACTGGAGAAAGAGAGTATCAAGACACTCGGGGGTATTTCATTTGCCCACGCTACCCCCGCTATAATTGCCGCCTCGAAGCCAGGGAAGTTAAGATCGACGCCGTCATTGCCAAAAGCGACCGGCTTCTCGCCTTGCTGTAGCTCCTCCATGACCATACCGGGTACTTGATGCGCCATACTAAACTTGCGCGTAGTGCCGTCTGAGTCGGTTATATTGGTGGAGTCCTTACGAACCGCGCCGCCTGTTACTGGACGGGTGCCCTGTTTATCCTCGTCCTTTTGTATAAACATAGCGAGTATAGAGCTAACCACCGCTTTACGTGTTGCCGCGTCGCGGTACCTGTCTATTTCTTTTAGCGACTGGAGTATAAGTGCGAGTAGAGGCTGCCCTCTGAGTTCATCGATTCGCTTATCGGTGCCGTACACCAGCCAAGCGGTCCGGCGCCCTGAGCGTTCGCCGAAAGCCGGTACTCTTTTACTCGTTCCGTCTTCCTGCGTTACATAAAAAGCTACCTGGCGGCCCCGGCTGTCAGTCTCTACGCCGTGTGTTATCTTATTGCCTTGTCGAGGCTTTACGGGTCCCGGATCTTGTACGAGGCCGCCGGGTACTACTTCTATTTGTGGTAGTCCTGTTAAACGCGATACTCGGAGTACTACGAGGACGTCGCCGCCTACAAGCGCCTCTTGTCTTATATGGCGCTGGAGTGCTCCGAAAGTGCTCTTTTCTTTATAGTCGCAAAGCTGGGGGTTTTTAGCCCATATTAGGAAACGGCTCTCTACATTTTCCGACCATACGTTGCGCGTCGTGTCGTCCATGCCTGTAAGCTCGCCGGGCGTAGCCTCCAGACTTAAGCCCGTATTAATCTCGTTAGTTATGAGCCTACGTATAAGCCCACGAGCGTATAGGTTGTCGTTAAATAGCTGATTGCTGCGGGCGCGCAAAGTCCAGTAATCGGTAAGGTATATCTGAGTAGTGCCGAAGCCGCCGAAAAACTTGTCGCCGTCAAAATACGACATATCGGCGGCGGCGGATTGCTGGAGAGCCGCGGAGAAATTACCGAGTTCATTAACTGCTATTGTTGGGGGGCCTGAGGGCGTGGGATTTTGGCCCCAGTTTATGCCGAGGAATTTTACCACGCGGGCCTCACTGTTACGACCCCGCTACCATCGAGGCGGGCCTCCTGTGTGGCGAGCCTGTTATACAGCGAGTCGAGCGAGTCGTTAAGATCTTTTACGTCTATTTTAGTCACTGTCTGTACACTCTGTCCTGTGTCAAGAGTATAGCGCTGTACGCCTTTCGTTACGATAGCCGTTAAGGCGTCCTCGTAGATGACTATAAGCGCTTTAGTCTTAGCGATCCGCTCTTGTAAGAAAGTATCAGCCACGTCGGTAGTATAGCATGGGTGTCGAGGGTGTCAAGGGTTTTTAATAGCACATGGTCCTGGCACTGGTTATCGTAACGAGTTCTTTCCCGCGAACTTCGTATCGAGTCTCGTCACTCCATGCGTACCGTCTACAGACAGCATACACCTTTCCTTGTTGTGGCCCTCTGGGTAAAAATACGGTTACGATCTCCCCGACCTGGTACTCATGCGCTTCCTCTATTCCCAAAATAAGCCCTCACTCTCACATAGCGCCCAGAATTTAGCCCAGTCCGTCTCCTCGGACTTGAAGTACTCCAGGCACGTACGCGCCGCCATAATTTCCACCGCAGCGTAGCCGTAGCCGAGTAAGTCCCAGAGATGGTTATGCGCGCCGCCCGGCCTATACCACACGTAAATAGTATTACCCTTATCGTCCTTTGACTCTCTACGCGTCTCGACTGTAAGCTCTTTTAGCTGCTTGTCTGATATGTCCACAGGTGCGTTAAAGTGGTATTTACTCTGTTCGCCTGCCTCCTCCACCCACTCTCGCCGCAACACGGGGGCCATACGATCCTTGTAGTGGTCTACGACTATCTTATACCCGACCGTCCCGGACTGAGTCTTAAACTCTGCGAACTCGCTTATCCTCAGATTTTTAGAGGAGCGATCCCTACCAAGTATAGGGTAGACTCCCGAATCATAGTCCGAGCAGAACGTCGTAACAGTGTCGTTAGCATATCCGGCATCTATAAGTGTGCTCGCTATGCGGTACTTCTTGCCATCATCAGCGGTATATACAGTCTCCTCGATTAGCTTACGAAGACGACCCCATACAGGACTTGTTATCTCGCTGCAGTCGTCGTCTTCTCCGCCGGCCTCAAATTTCCAGTAATCTATAACGTACGGCTTAGCGCCCTCCGCCCACCCCATAACCGCTACGGCGAGGTTTTTCTTATGGACGTCCACCTGGCAGGTTAAAAATAAGATAGGCGACCCAGAGTGCAGGTCGGCGTATTTATTCGGGATCTGTCCGAGACGATAAGACGACCGGCGGTGAGCGGACACGCTCTCGAATCGTACCTTTGAGCCTAAGACCGTGAAGGGTTCAGCTAAGATGTTGTTGTAAAAAATCTGGTACTTAGCGATATCCTTTACCTTACCCTCGACCGGGTCGAAGCCTTGGAGAAAGTCCCCTACGCTTTTATACCAGGGCTGCATCCCGATAGGGGAGTATAGGGCGGGAAGGTGGTACGATCTTATATTCGGCTCGACTGGGCGGGCTGTCGGGTTCCAGTGAGCGCCGTGATCCTCAGCGAATAGCCTCTCTTTGTCGTGCTCGTAGTGCTCGTGGCCACAATTCTGGCAGCGGTACCGGACCGACTCTAAAATAAGAGTGCCTTTTTCCATCTCCCAGTCGAAGCCTCCTATTATGCCTGACGTCTTGTCTACCGACCGCCATTTTAAGAACTGCGGAAAGCTACAGGCCTTACACAAGACTAAGTACTTACGCTGGTCGCCCCTGAGGTACTGGGCCTCTATTTTAGACGGCATTAGGAGGGGTGTAGAACCCCTAAATATCTTGCGGCGCTCCCAGTAGCCCGAGCACCTGTCGTCGCTCAGCTTATCCGGGTCGCCGTCTTTACCTACGGTATCTTTCCACGCGTCGAGCTCGTCTTTAAGCATAACGCATATGGAGTACTGCCTCATTTTAGCGGCGTTTATAGCCCCGAACGGGACCATATAGCCGCCGCCCTCCCACTGCAAGTGATTCTCGGTTTTCCCCGTTTTTCGGGTATTACCCTCGTCACTAGACCGAATAATGTCGCCAAATCCCGACTGATTTAACATGGGTATGAAGTTGTTCTCTACACGAGCGGCGGCCAGCTCCTTGTCGGCGGTCATATACATGAGCGGGAGGGTTTTAACATGCGCCATGAAGTAGAACGCCCCCGACTCCAGCACCGTCGAGTACGTGATTTGTACGCCTTTTTTGAGATTAACCTCGCGCACTGGGCTATTGATATCAAAGCAGTCCACTATCTCGCGCATAAACGGATTAACCGCGTAACGGATGTAGCCGGGTATGGAGGTCACACTTTCGGGTAAAAATCTATTTGCCTCGTTAAACTCGCTCGGCTTAACATGGTGTATCTCGTCAGTGAGGCCCTCAACCTCGTTTATCAGCCAGTCGGTGCCGACGCGCCCTACGTCATGCACTTTTTAAGGACCTCGCTATCTTGGCTTTCATCGGGCGGATAAAAGAGGCTATCTGGTCTTTAACAAACGCCTCGCAGTCCTCTAGGGGGCGGCCGCCGCTGGTCATAGCTGTCACCCGTCTAGCGATAGTCTTTGCGCCATCAGTTAATAGTTTCCTGTGCGCCGCGTCTATGGGTTCTATAACGCCTACCTTTACGAGATCGCGAGATACCAGAGTACCTTCTAACTGAGCTAGTTTTACTATCCTCGTCTGTATGTCTATGATAATTTTTTTAGCATCTACCCACGTCTTAAACTGGCCGCTAGTACCATGCCGCTCTACTATCTCGGCTAGCGTGAGGTGTAGTACGTTTTTTATCTCGTCGTCCTCTGAGAAGTGCGACTCCTCGTCGGGAGGCTCTACGGCGGCCGCAGTTTTTACAACGGGTTTTTTCTTAGTGGTGATCTTGGCTCGGGGCTTAGTAGGCTTTTTAGCGGGGGTCTTGGTCTTCTTTGCGCGCTTAGATTGTATGTAGGCTACGGCGTCCGGGTGGTCTATGTCTATCAACTTACCAGCTACAGCCGCCGCTAGAGCCTTATCGCAGGCCTTGGTCACGGCTGCACGCGAGACGCCTGCCTGCTCCGCGAACTCTGTCTTTTTAATCAGCCTTTTAACCATTTGTTAACTGTAGCACATGTAGCCGAAGTTAACAAGCCGGTTAACAATCGAATTTATGCGAGGCCCGCGCGTCGTAATCAAAAT